TGCGGATTCCGGTGCAGTGATTTATGCGCCAAAAGGTTACGGCGCAGAAATGGGCAGCCGTTGATCGGCTGCGAGAAGAATTCATCGCGCCAGTCGTCACGCAATCGCATGTCTGCGCAGCCGAAACAAAACTGGTCAAAATTGATCTTCGTAAGTCCGATGCCGATCACATCGAGATCTCGCATCTCACAGACCTACAGTACGGGCACCGCAATTTCCTCAGGGAGAAATTCCTCGCCTACCGCGACTGGATTCTCTCATCGCCCGTGCGCTACTGCGTGCTCGGCGGCGACCTGATTGACGCTGCCACGGTGCTGTCAATTGGCTCGCCGTACGAGAATACGGCCGAGCCGATTGACCAGGTCAGCGAAGTGGTGTCTCTGCTCGCACCGCTCGCCGAGGAAAAGCGAATCTTGGGCTATGTCGGCGGCAATCACGAGCGGCGCACGATCGCCACGTTCGGTGACGTGGGCAGACTGATCGCGAACCAGCTCGGCGTGTCGTACAGCCGTGGTGTCCAGCACATAGACATCTGGTTTGGTCATCACGCGCCATTCAAAATGAGCGTCTGGCATGGCAGTGGTCACGCGCGTACCAAGGGCGCCAAGGCCCAGATGCTGCACCGCTTCATGAGCCAGGCCGATTCGCAGGTCTATCTGGTCGGCCACCTGCATGACGCCGTCGTGCTGTTCGATTGGAGGCACCGCCGTAAAAACGGCAAGATCCAAACGGAGAAAATCGCGGGCATTATGTCGTCGTCTTTCCTCGATTATTGGAACAGTTATGCTGAAACGGCCGCTCTTGCACCAAGTGGTCCCATGATGGGGCGCGTAATCCTTGAGCGCTCCGGCAAGTGGGAGGTGACGATGCGATGAGCGCATGGGAGCAGCTAGACGAGTTGCGGCGTGCGGCCGGGATCGTCTCCGACGCTCTCGCCGAGCCCCCCACCGACTCGTGGACAGCGGAGGAATATGCCCAGCGCTACGGCGTGGATGTGCACACCGCGCGGCGCCAGCTCCGCCGGCTGGTCCATGCCGGTGTGATCGCATGCGGCACCGTTAAGCGCGGCCGCATCTATCAGAGGTACTATTGGCTCGCCGAATTGAAACAGTCATCTGGTCGCCGTCGCTGAAGCGCCGCTGGCATGCCGCTGCTCGCGCAGCATGGCCCCGGGAGCACTATGGCATCCTACTCGGCCGGCGTATCGATGCGACGTCTGCTGTGGTCATCGAGGAGATCTGGTCTCCGCCTGACGTCGCCGAGTACGCGACCGATGCATGGATCGCGCCACGCGCAGAGTGGATGGCCGAGGCGGCGCACATTGCCGAGGATGAGGGGTGGCGGGTACTCGGTGACATCCACACTCACCCGTACCGCGAGCACGAGTACTCGCATATGCTCCCTCCAGACAGGACAATGAGTGAGGGCGATGTGCGGTACTGGGCCGAGGGCGCACTTGTCGGCATCACGGTAGTCTGGCGCTACAGCGGCCGCCTGCGGGCGAGCACGTGGTTCTGCCGCGCGCCCGGTGAGGTGGCGATGATGGAGTGGAGGGGTGATGCCAGGATCCGTCCAAAACGCTAGTCCCGTCGGAGTGCTCCCATGGAGTCTGTCGCGCGCCTTCGTCCGCAGCCAGGAGTATCCGGTTCTCGACAACGAGTACGCGGGCGGCGAATCGCAACGCTCGGTACTGGCTTCAAACAGCCGCAAGCGCTGGCGACTGGCTAAGCGCCTGACACCGACCGAGCTTACGGCGCTGCGCGATTTCTACGAGGCGCGCAAGGGGCCGCAGGAACCCTTCTACTTCTATGATCCCTGGGACGCGAACCCTAGGTTCAGCTACGATCCGACGGGCCAACAGACCCAGGGCCGCTACACCGTGCGCTTCGCAGGCAGCTGGGAGCAATCGGCCGGCATCGGCCTGATTGAAGTCACCCTCGAGCTGGTGGAGGTAGCATGAGGCGAATACTGCTAATTCTTGTCTGGTGTCTCGTCGCTTCGGCGCAGACGCAGATCCGCGACACGCTCTACACGGGCACTGGAGCTACATTCCAGGGCCGCATCGTCGTGATCAGTCCAGATATGCGCACCCCATCCGGCCGGACGGTCGTACGTGCGCGGACCGAATTGCATGTCTCCAACGGTGTTGTCGCGATCGATCTGGAGCCGAATGACACAGCGCATCCGGCCGGCACACACTACGTCGTGCAGTACTTCCCTCGCAGTGGGCCGTCCTGGTCAGAGCACTGGGTCATCCCGACCAGCTCGGCCCCACTGAAGGTGCACGAGGTGCGGATCATCGGCGGCGGTGGATCTCCGCCGCAGCAGCAGCAGATACCCAATTTTGCCGACGCGGAAGTGCCGGTCGGAGTCATCGACGGTGACAATCGCATATATAATCTCGCATTCACACCATCGCCGCCGACAAGTCTGATCTTGACGCGCAACGGGCTGATCCTGAAGCGCGATCTCGACTATACGCTGGCAGGCAAGACGGTGACGTTCACTGTCGAGCAAACGCCGCAGGTGGGCGACATCCTCCTAGCCTGGTACCGCTACTGATGCCGGATTACATCGGCAATATCCAGGTACCCGAGATTACGCCGAGCGGCGTGTTCCCGCTGGTGCCCGACTACCCGCACGGGCGTGCGCAGGCGCCCGAAGTGGTAATCCACCAGTTCGGCAGTGGCAACGCGAAGATCGAGCAACGGTTTCTTCTGGGCTCGGGCGCCAAGCGCTTCGTGGTGCGCAAGGCGCGTCTGCGAGAAGCCGACCGGATCGCCCTGCGCAACTTCTGGGAGCAGCACTACGGTCCCTACGGCGCCTTCTACTACAACGCGCCGAACGACGACGGGGTCGGCACCACCGCTTACACCTGCCGCTTCGCCAACGAGCCGCTGTCCTGGGAAATGCTCGGCGCCGCCGTATGCTCCGTCGGCGTGACGCTCATCGAGATCCCCTCCTCCTCGCCCACCTACACGCTCAATCAGACGGTCACACGGTTTCCCCCGGAGGCGCTCCAGACCGCGCTGCTGTCGCAGGTGCAGGAGATCATTCCGATCGTCAAGATCATCCCCAAGCAGCCCGGCTACCCGGCCATCTACGTGTCTGATCGGCGCTGCACCATCGGCAGCCAGCTCTACCAGGCGCGGCTTCTGGAGTTCGACGGCATCGCGCAGTCGATCGGCAACGAGGCCGACGAGGCCCGGTTCGTCTTCGGCAATGCCGACCGCGTCATGCGCGCGCTCGCCAACGACGTGGACCTCTACCGGGCGGCGCTCGAGTTCTCGCTGTTTCACGTGGCAACCGGCATCAAGCTTGACCTGTGGAAGGGCGAGATCATCGACTGGTCCTTTGATGCCGGCCCGGAGTTCCACGTCCGTGCCGCCGACGGCATCTACGAGCTGAACCTCCCCTATCCCACGCGGCGCATCTCGCGCACCTGCTGGAAGCGATTCAACGACGGCCTCGGGTGCCCTTGGTCAACGCAGAGCGGCATCGGAGATCCAACGAGCTGCGACAAGGGCTTCGATACGCCCAACGGCTGCCGCGCGCACGGCATGGATGATTACTTCGGCGGCATCATCGCCAAACCCATCGGCGTGCGTATCAAGGACAACTCGACGGGGACCTGGGGTTTCGGACGCTCGACCATCACCAGCGTCTCGCTGGTGGCCGACTCGATTTACGACGAGGTGGTGCCGGAGATCTACACCGACTCAGACATGCCGGTCAACGCCAAGATCGCCCTGGGGCGCGAGGAGGGTGATTTCTATGCCGCCGTGGGGCTAGTGGGCGAAGGACCCCTCGGCGCTTATGGCACGGGCCACAAGCTCGACGGTCAGTTTCACCACGGCTACCCTGGCTCGCTCGGCTTAGTGGAGAGCCTCGGCGCGGATCCGAATCCCACGCCGTTTGGCTTCGACACCGACAACCCCGTCGAGCGCGCCGCGGGCACGGCCTTCGTGATGATGCGCCGCGCCGACGCCAAAGGGCTTCAGCTTTCGCGGCTCGCCGAGCATGCCATGGAGGTGGTGGTCGCCCAAGGCCTGAGCGGCTGGGTGTGGACGGCGCCCGGCGTGCGCTCCCAGCAGGTACTGACCAACCCGGTCTGGATCGCCATCAATATGCTGCTGCGGGCGCGCGGTTTGCGCTTTGCCAACGCCGCCACCTGTGAGCAGTTCTTCGATGTGAATGCCGCCATCGCCGCCGCCCAGATCTGCGATGAGCAGGTCACGAAGCTCGTCGGCACGGGCACCGAGACGCAGTTCACGTTTCGCGGCGTGATCCAAGAGGAAAAACCGCTCCGGGACTGGATTCAGGAAGTCTTGATGAACTGCCTCGGCTACTACACGTTCGCCTTCGGCAAGCTCAAGCTCGGCGTGCGCGTGAACTCTTCGGCGGTTGAGGCCTTCACCGAAGGCAACATCCTCTTCGGCTCGCTCCAGCTTGCGCCGCTCAAGCCCAGCTTCAATCACCTGACGGCCAACTTCGCCGATGAGGATTTCCACTTCGTCGCCAACTCGATCTCGCTCTACGACATCGACCATGCGGCGCTGATCGGCGGCGGCGCCGGACCGCTCTTTCTGAAGTCTACGGTCAATCTCTCCGGCACCGCCTCGAAATCTCAGGCTGCACGGATCATCACGACCCGACTGCGCGAGGAGCTCGGCGGTATCACGCCGGCCGAATGGAAGGCCGCGCGCCAAATCGCCTTCAAGACCACCGTGCTCGCCCTCAACACCGAGCCCGGTATGGTCTGCTCGATGACCCATCCCGACATGCCCGGCGGTTCGGGTGAGTTCCGCGTGACGGCCTGGCGCCTGAACCGCGACTACTCGATCGACATCCAAGGCCGCACGACCACCGACTCGATGTACGACC